CATGGGGTAGTAGCCACCTTCTATCCAGGGAGGTCAGTTGTAGGCACAGGGTATCTACCCTGGGGCTGCAACCAACTTCCTGGTTTAGATATAAATGGCGCCCGTAGTACTGCGAAGAATTCCGCGATAAGTGACATCCTTGATCAGATCCGTGGAGAAGTAGATCTCTCTATAGACATCGCTGAGTCTGGAAAGACAAAAACGATGCTAATGAGTGCCTACAAGGCCATGGTGAAGGTTCTGGATGGAGCTCGCAAGTTGCGTAGGGCAGCGAAAACGCTTGACTCCCAAAGATTGTTAGCCCTTCAAAAACTAAATAAGAAGGGTTTCGATCCGAGGAAGGTTCCTAAGCAATTAGGAAACGCTTGGCTTGCTTACACTTACGGCATCAAACCCGCTGTCCAATCGGTCTATGGGGCCGCTGAATTACTGATTAAACCCAGTAAGTCGGGCCTCAAAGTACTTGTTGGAAAGGGGAGTGGTAACGACAGTGTAAAAAAGACCAATACAGGCCCTAACGGTTTTGATACAGAGGTGAGAACCACGAAAGTGGATGCTCGCTGTACCATTGCCGGGCGTTTTGACTTCAAGCCTAGCATTGTAAGTCAACTCGCTGGCTTTACCAGCCTAAACCCTGTGTCAATAGCATGGGAACTCACGCCTTATTCCTTCGTTGTCGATTGGTTTATCGATATCGGAGGGTATTTGCGTGCTGCCGAGAGTGTTTTCATTTACGGTGACAATTTTGTCAACGGCTATATGTCTGAGACTGCACGAACTGAATGGACTGGGTCCCTTCAGGGAATGCAAACTCGAACAGACGGCTCGGGGACGATTGACATCGTGAGTGGATTCGCTGGTGGTACGGAGACACAAAAGAAGAGGACAGTTTTGACTGCTCTTCCGTTTCCGGACTTTCCACCGTTTAACCCACGGTTGGGGAGCTCTCGGCTTATATCAGCAGCAGCTTTGCTCGGTCAGTTTCTAAAATGAACGAGCCTGTTGATGGGTACCGCCACGCTAGCCTGCTTTACGCTAGCGAGGGGAGCTTAAGCAACTTCCCGCAAGAATTCATCCAACTCCAGGATGTCTTAAACACGCACTTAGGAAGCGTGTTATTGATTGACAATTCTGGCCTTTCAGCCAGTCCTTTGGAAGGATTTTTCCATGTCAGCTGTCGCAAGTATTGTTCTTGCTGATGCACAGGGAACACCTGTAAATCACACTTTTGTCCCATTGGGCCAAGACAAGAATGGCGTTTGGTGGTTCGAGGATCAAAGCCCTACTGATGTGATCGGTTACAACCGTATCTCTATCAGTATGACTCGTCCTCCGCCGCCCGCCGCTGGTCAAAGCTCTAAGGATCGTGTCATTCGTGTCAAACTCGGGCTTCACTGCCCCGTTGCGGAAACGCTCGGGACTGATGATAGCGGGCTCACGCCTGCTCCGACTTTGGCATACATCAACCGGTCGAATCAAGAGTATATCCTTTCTGAACGTTCTACGCTTCAGAATCGGAAAGATACTCGAAAGTTCGCCGAATTCCTAAATGCTGACGCGCAAGTTGTCGCCATGGTGGAAAATCTTCTGATGATCTATTAAACCGGCCTCCGGGTTGGTTTAGTAGTAACAAAAGAGGTATTGATGAAAAGCAAACACAGCGGTTCTAACCGCATGGACCAGGTTTTCCTGGCTCTGTGTAAGCAGATTGACACGCCTATATCTCTGGGTGCTTGGCTTCGTTATAAGCATGGTGAACACCTTGCCTTAGCGAAAATGAGCATTTCAGAGGATACGTACCTAGATGCGGAATCTTTCAAAAAAGACTATCTCGCTATTAAGTTCCTTTCGAAATGGAAGGGTCTGAAAACGGGCGTCAATTTGGAGGAAGAAGCACTTCTGAGCTTCAAACTCTCAGAGGAACGCTGCCTTGCTACCAACCGAAGACTTAAAGAAGCTAGGTTTAGGGTCATAGACCCTGACGTTTCGTCCGTGCTTTACGGTGCGAAGCGTAAAATTGCCAAACTTCTCGGAGAATTTAGTTGGGACAAGGTGCGATCCGGTTACGGATGGGGACCTGGCAGCACGGACGATATTCCGCTCCGTAATGCACAGGTAGATCGAAAAGTTTGTAAACTCCCGATCTCCGTTACTGCCGACGCTCGCGCTGTTTTTCAGCAAGAGCTGAGGGGCGACCTTCATTGGTTGTCAGTGATTCTAGGAGAGACTAAAGACAAGGTGATCTCTATTCAACCGAATGAGATTAATCCTGTCCCTGTT